TGTGAACCACGAGTGTAAGCTTGAACTGAAATTTCAGGCTCTTTGATGATCTTCACTGAATCACCCATCTGAGCGATTTCACCGAAGTAATCGTTGTTAGTGATATCTTCTACAGTAGAAGACTTACGGAAAGCAAGCTGTACCTGCTTTGAGTAGATAATTGGGCTAAAGTTACCATTAGGTAGGTTACCGTAGCCCGATGCGCTTGTAAATGCCATGAGAGACACTCCTTATGTAGCATAGGGTTAAGGTTATGTGTAACTTCGCCAGAGGCCATCTAGCATCAGGGTGGTAAATTCACCGGCCAAAGTGAACATACGGCCTGCGTAGTTTGGGTGTTCTGTGAAGGTGGAATAAAGATTCGTGTCATTGTAAGAACTGGCAGGAACTTATAACAACACGTTTCTATACTCCTGATCTACTGCGGGTGTCCTTGCGGAGGCCGCATGTTAGTATTAGTGGACATAGTTATATCCAAAAAATTTTATTTGTCAACACCTTATCGTGCTGAACCCGATAAATCATAAACAAAATTACCGGAGCGAATAGCGTCAGCAATCTCTTCTTGCATTTTTTCGTACTGTTGCGCTGTCATACGCGCCACATCAGATTCTTTAATTGTTTTACCTGAACCATCACTTTCTGGTGAAGATCTTTGGCTACGTGTTCCGACTGCTTTAGCCGCATCTTTATTAGAAGACGACTTCTTAGTTTTAATGCCCATGTCAGCTTTGTACAAATCAATTGCACGTGCGGCTGATACAGCGTCTTTATCATTGTCATACAGTGCGTCCATTACCCACTTAGGTTGCTCTTCAACCCAGTTGTGGAACTCATCACTGTCACGGATGTCACCGAAGTCAGGGTGCAATCGCATAAGTTCAGCTTCCGCCTTCTCACGCAATGCCTCAGATTTCATGTCATCAATTTCTTTAAACTTACTCTCAAACTCAGAAGCTTGTTCACGAGCTTTTTTCATTGCAATTGTTTCTACAATCTGTGCAACGTCAGGATACTTCTCCATCCACTCTTCTAATTCAGATTCGGATTTAGGATACTTGATCTCTTTCTTTGTGGACGCTTCTAACTGGGTACGTAGCTCATCAATTTGCTGTTGTAACTCGTCCTCTTTCTTCTGCGAGTGTCTGCGCAAATCGCCGTACCTTTTCTTGAAGGTCTTTTCCTCTGCGCTCGTAGGTTCAGGACCATCGTCAGTCTCTTCAACTTGATTGTCCTCTCCTTTATTGTTTTTTATTAGGGCTTCAAGCTCAGCCTCTTCTTCTTCAATGCGATTTTTATTAGTGTTACGCTTCGCAAAGCCAGATGCGACTTTTACTTGTTCGACTTTTTCAGTCATTTCAGTTGTGGTTGTAGACATTGTTTCATCCTTTGTCTGGGGCTAACGGTAGCTTTTTAGGGCGTTAGGTAGCCAGTTATAATGGGTCTTTACTTGAGGCGACCCAGACCCCTTTTACGTTTTGGTTTGACGGCACCGCCTTTGGAAAATGGTGAAGACGTAGAGGAACCACCTGCCGCATCAGCGGAAGCCTGATCACCACCGACGCCAGTGCTACCTTCTTCAGATGGATCTTCACTTGCTGTTGATCCTCCGGAAGGGCCAGATGGCGTGTCGCTAGAATCATCTCTATTAATTGCCAAATCAGAACGATTAGCGGCATTTACAATATCATTAAATGCATCAATTCTATCTTTTTCACTTTTACTACTTAAAGCATCTAATTCATCACGATCAAGATAACCGCTTCCAAATTGTGTTTCCATCTTATCACGAACAACGTCATCTAAACCTTCATCGGCGGCCCTTACTGCCTGTTCATTTCTATATTGACGGGTTGACAAACCGGTAACATCCTTGATTAGGTTGTCTAACGCATCGTCTTCTTTAATGGCGTTACGAACTAATGTTCCTGCAATTGCGGTGCCAAATCCGGGGACGGCCATAGCAAATGGGGCGGCGTAAGCGGCTTTTACTGCCTTATTTAACTTGTCTAGTTGAGCCTGTACTTTGGATTTGGCTTCTAGGTCTTCTATGTTATCTATTACATCTTGAGCCACATCTCTTGTTTTAGGCTCTGTTCTTTGCAAGTCCTTTTCTAGTTGCGTTCTTGTGTCTTCTTCAGGCCGATTATCTCCCCGTTGAACTTTCGGTTGCTCAATCTTAGGCTTCATCGCCTCTTCTTTTTCTTGTGCAGTCATTTCCCTGTAGCCATCTGGTACTGGAGTAGCAGGCTGACCATTAACAAACTGAATTGTTACCCTTTCTCCATTAGGGCCAATAAACTCTTTGCTTTCTACGACTGGCTGTAAGCCCTGTACTTGTTGCATTGCTGGCTGTTGCACAAAAGACGAAAACTTAGGAAGTGTTATTGGTTGAGTAGCAACAGGTGTAGTCTGAGTAGATGTTAAAGGATTACCAACTTGCGGTGTCCCTCCTATTTCAAAATTTTGAACAGGCCGTTTGAATGGCGTTCTCTGTTTTTTTATTGGGCTAGGAACTGCTCCTCCCATAGCCATAGGTATTGCTTCAATTGTTTTATCAATTGTATCCTCAAAAGCAACATTGTCATTTATAGTTGCTTCTTCAGAGTTACCCATCTGTCCCATGTCTTCCATCTTCTGAAGGCCCATCTTAGCTTTCTGGCGTAGCTCCATCAAGTTCTCAAGACCAATATAACGCACGACATCTGCGGGGAACACGAACTCCCCTTCACTTAATTGCGCTGGAATATCATCACGCACTTCAGATTGAGTAGAGCCAGAAGGTACATCGTTACCCGATACGGGATCTACAGTACCACCTTCGTCTTTCAGTCCACCTTCTTCAAAGATGTCCATTTGTTCTTCAACCTTTTTCTTACGTCTAGCCATTAGCTAAAGCCTCGTCTCGTAAATATTTCATGGAACGCAGTACTTGAATTGCGCCTTGTGCTTGATGAATGGATACTATATTGTCTGACTGCTCTAGTTTCTTGTGATTCTCAGATATCATAATGTCCAAATACTCACAATACGCATCCCACTGTCTGTTGTTACTGCAAAGGGGTTTGAGGCGGCTGACCACCTTGTCCCTCTGGTTGTTGCTGTTGCTCATTACCTGTGAATCCTTGTTCTCCCGGTACAGGTGCTTGACCTACACCAATATTGCTACCACCACCGCCGGATGTGTCTTGAACTCCCGGAGGACCGCCCGCCGGTTGAGCAGGGGCGGGTGGAGCATTCTGTTGCATTAACTTTTGTTGCAATGCGGCTTCTTCAAAGCTATTAGTGACTTTCTCCGGATCAAGATCCATGGACTTAGCAATCTCACGCACAATGTAAGGGAACTTAGCAAATGGTGCCAATGTCGGGTTAGAAGCAACCTGCATGAATTGCATTAAACGCTGACTACGTACTTCATTCGCCATCAACGATTCAGTACCACGAGCTTTGACCTCTAGGTCACCTTTAATATCGGGATCAAAATCAAACTGCATGTTGAATGAAAACATTGCTTTACCTAAAGGTGCGAGCAGATAATCATCCACATTTTTAATTACAGTTTTGATGCCTCCAGCCGCCGCGTTCATCAGCATTGAGATACCAGATGCTGTACGACCTACACCTGCAACACCCGTCTGTCCGTGTGCGAATGATGGGAAGCCTGTTGACTCATCCGCTAGTACACGGGCTTTGTCAAACAACTGCATGTTCTCATTAGATACATTCGGGAACTTCGTACCGAAGATAGCTTGACCCGGAGCACCACCTTGACGGCGAAATACTTTACCCGGATACACTGAGAGATCTTGTCCCGGTACTAAGTTTGTCTCATCAATCTCAATGAGCAAATTCCCTGACAAGACTGCATTGTCCACAGCCATACGCATGAAACCGTTCATCAATGTCTGAGTATCGTCCATGTTTTCAGCGATACCTACACCGAAGAATGAGTATGGGTTTAACTCATATGGCACAGAATAGTATGGAATGTGGGCAGGCTTAAATGGATTCAGTACAGCGCGTAAAATACGGCCATTGCAATACCAAATGTTTGCTTGTACCTCATCAATATCTTCAAATTCTTCTGGTATATCTACATCAGCAGATTCTAAAACTTCACGATCAATTGTGCCCCAGTATTCAAACACTTCAAAGCGGTCAATATCGTAATCCGTTTGATAGTCGCGGAGGTCATCTTCCCAGTACTTTTTTACGTAACCTTCACCCATTGAGATAACATCTTCAATAACTTGACTACGGAAAAATGGACGCTTTTTTAACGAACGAAGTTGTGTGCGTGACATCTTGTGACGCTCGATTACGTATTGAGCATCGTCCATATTTGCCGCATCTGGATCTGGATAAAAGTTCCACACAGAAACATGGGACGTAGAGGGAACCGTTTTGATTGTTGGGTTGTATTCCCCTTCCTCGTCCCAATTAGGGTATTCCTTGTCAATGGCAAATGGTCCCTTCATGATACCAGTGCCAAACAAGGCCATTTCAAAAGCTGTGGATCGCAATTGTTTAGAAGCGTATGATTCCTCTAATTGATCCATAATCTTTTTTTCCATCCGTTTTGCCGCAGTCATCGCTGGATGGAATGTAACTTGTGTTGCCGTTAATCCTTGACCTTCTTTAAGGTTATCAACTTCGCTTAATTTCTCAGATAATGCACCTAACTGAATTTCACGTAGGCTATTAGCAGTAGCCCCCGGAGGGAAGTCCATTCCATCACCCTCGTAGCCAAAGCGAGATTCTGATCCCATTTGACCCTGTTGAGGTTGCATGTCAAAATTAACAGAATCAGAAACACCTTCAGGTAATACTGTTGGGTCTACAGAAATTGGGAACTTTTGATTGGCAAACAATACGTCGATAATCTGACCATAGGCGGCTAGTGTTTTAGTTTTTGTTACTTTGATAAAAACACGAGACTTTTCAGCATCAGTAAATTGTACGTCAGGCCCATAAATGCCACGATAATTCCGGTACGCTTGTAACCAACGATCCTCATCCTGACGACGAGTATCTTCGGCTTTCGTGTAGCGTTCCATAACGAAACGCATAAGTGTTTGCAACTCAGAGGGATCTAATTCTTTTTCCTCTGAAACATCTTCTAATGCCAGTTGCACATCACTTTCTGCTTCAAAGATATCATCTTCTTCCATATTTAGTATCCAAATTTACTGTCTGAGGGTATGTAGGACGATGGCCTTGAGTGTGCCGGATCAAAGTCCCAAATTGAAAAACGAGGTCTTGACATGATACCGTATCGTAATGCATCATAAAGGTGATCTTCAGACTTCGTGTCAATATCCTCTGGATTTTTCTTATCCAAAGGAATAATTGGTAATTGTGCAATTAAGTTGGTGCAGGTATTAAAAAATACAAGTCGAGGTTCTTCACTAAATTCATCAACTTGCAGTCTACGATGTAACTCGTTTTTACCTGCAACGCGAGAGCCTCCAGACCTATCGGATGGCCTCCATCGGCATCCTTGCCCAATCATCTGTTCAGCAAGTGATGGGCCGGTGTCACCACGCTTATGCCAACACGAACTATCTAGCACACCGTATTTGATGTTCCCATCATCCTGCTCAAGCTCCATGACCATGTGCGCAAGATCAGTTGCCAAGACCTTACTAACATATAACTCACGATAGACAATAAGCTGTTCATCAGGAGTACAGGCAAACCATACAACAGCAGAATAAGAGCCGTACCCATAATCGCAGGCCCGAAACTTAACCCAATTATTAGGAATGTCAAAAGGCTCAATAGTATGTATGGATCTGTTGAACTCAGGAAACGCCGCACCTTCAGCAACATCCCAGTTACCCTCAAGTAATTGTTTACGTTGATGCTCAGGTAAAGACAAGAGCATCGCCTCATAGTCCCCCTGATCATACAGATGAGGGTTGTCAACTAGCATTGCAGGTATAAACCTACGCTTAAACAGTGGTTGTCCGGCTTTTGAGTGCTTCGGAGGATAGCACAAAGTCTTACCGGATTCAATGTCTGTAGCATGAAACGGTTTGCCATGCGGAGCGGGATCAATGAACATTTTCTTTACCCATGCATGACCGGGGCCACCGGGGTTTGTAGTTGCTCTCATGTAAGTAGGCAAATCACTGGCTGTACTACGCAAACGTGATCTCATGTAGTCCCACGCAAAGGGTGTATTCCACTGTGTTAATTCGTCGAATCCTATCCAACTAAATGCCTGTCCCTGATAGCGAAGTACGTCATCGTCTCTGTCTAGATATGAGAACCACAACCTAGCACCACTAGGGGCAGTCCACTGCATCTTACGCTCTGACCATTTAATACCGGGCCAGATCTTCGGATACATCTCCTGAGACTTCCAAACAAGTTCCCTTAGTTCCTCATTTGTGTGTCGTAGCAGTAATCCACTGAATGAGGGATGTCCCATAAATCGTAAAGGGTCAGCCAACATTGCATAAGACTTACCACCGCCTGCGGCACCTCCATACAAAACCTCTCGCTCGCCTGCGGCCAAAAACTCAGTCTGAGGACCGGCGTTCGGCTTAAATATTACATTGTGTTCTTCTGGGCGAAGTGGCTCAAATTCAGGCTCTTCATGTACGTTCTCACGTACCTCAATCTTCGGAGTCCTGTTCTGTGTCGATTCTTGACTTCCTCGCGCCGAGCCTCGACCTTTCGAGCTTCTCCGCTTTGGAGATCGCCGTTTCGTACCTTCTGGCCCACTCGCGGAGAGTCGTACTGCGTCTTTTGTGGGATTGCTCACTGTCTATCCGCTTCTTTAAACCCATATGCGAAATACTTCTTCCTGTCTGTTTTGTCAGCCAGTTTGAAACTTCGCGGTAGCTGTATTGTTGTAAATACTCTTTTGCTTTTTCTAACGCCCTTAATTCACGAGGAATGGGGCTTAGCATATCTGGATCGTCTGGGTCTTCTTCGTATCCAAATGGTATTGTTCTCGCTATTCTAGGTATTGGCAGGAAGTCATCATCTTCAATGACATTCTCCGGTTGTGCCAATATCCACTTATTCTTGTTCGTCATCCTCAGATTTCTTCGGTGGAAGTAACATCACACCGCCCGTAGATTCAATTTGTACCTTCTCAGATTTAATAATGCCAATACGATCCATGACTTCTTTAGCCGCTTGCATCTTTTCCTTGATGCCTAGCTCAGTAGGATCGTGTAATGCACCAACCATAGCCATAGCCGCACGAGGGCCATTTTGGGCGAGATACATGTTGGTACGTTCTAATATTTCATCTTTCAGTGATTCCACAATAGATGCTGTGTATTGAGTGGGAGAATAACCAGCCAACTTCTTAGCTTCCACAACGCTCCCCCGTGCCTCCTCAAAGAGTACGTCTAAGAACTTTTGTTGTTTTTCAGTTAGCTGTCTAGCCATTACTTTACTTTCCTGTATGCTCTAGTTTTTTGCGCAACCTTTTTAGGCTGTGCAACAAATTGTTTGCCTGCGGCTTTGCCCTTCCGCTTGGCTTTCGTAGTGGCGGCATACTCGCTGGCCGAAAGGGACTTGATAGCTTTCGCTGGTAGATAACGCTCCCCTGTAGCTTTCGGACCCTGAGTACTCGGCTTTCCACTCTTGGTACGCCACTTTTGCTTTGTCCAAGATTTCAGACTGCGTTGTGGAGCCTTCATGACTTGTATCCGCCGCCCTTTGCTTTGTATTGCTTTGCGAGCATCTGAGCTTTTCTAGCTGACCATTGACCGGGTGAACCACCCTTTCCGCCTGCTTTAATGCGGTTAAAAAGTCCTTTGCGCATACCGGGCTTTGTGTAGTTCCCTGAAGCATTGACCGTACTCCCGCCTTTTGACATGTTTACAGCGTTCATTGGACTTGACTTAGCCCTACCGCCACCCAGCATTTTAGTAGCCTTAGCTAAATTTTTTGCTTGATTTGCATGTGACTTAGAAGCTTTCTTCAAGCCTTTGACAACTTTATTGACAATTGATTTACTTTGTTTACTCATCATCATCTCTGCTGGACCAGTAGTCATCCCCGTAACTATGAAAAATTTCTGTGCCTTTAGGTATATTCTTTAATGCAATAAACACAATTAAATCCGTGTTTTCTTCATATGCTTGCCACTCAGCATTTGGAGTATCTGAGTGATTGTAAAGCATGGCATAACCTAAAGGGGCTATTGATCTTTCATCGTCTGTGAATGGAGTACCAAAAAAGTAATTCCATAAAATAGAAGTATCTTTTACTTCATCCTCTTCTACAGGAATAAAAGGGCAGTACTCAATGATCTCGCCCTCCTCTATAAAGCTAGAAGCAAATACTCCAAATCCATGTATTTCAGATTCTTTTACTTGAATCTTTAGCACGGACTACTTCTTTTTAGTGGTCATTCCACCACGCATCATTTTCTTTTTAGCGGTCTTAGCCATGCCACCGCCCATCATCTTCTTCTTAGTGGACATTCCGCCACCACGCATCATCTTCTTTTTGGCAGTTTTCGCCATTCCGCCACCCATCATTTTTTTCTTGGCAGACTTCATCTTACCCGGCATTTCGTAATCCTCTTCTGTATGTAACTAAACTTTCATATATGTCTTTTGGAAAGTGCTTGTAATATCCACTTTTCTCCAGACTTATTGCCGCATCATCTAAAACAGACAGCCGCTGAACAAACACCATTGCGTAATCAAGCTCCGAGTCATTCAAACACTCTACATCTTCTAGAAAATACAACCCTGCTTCAGAGGGACTATAGTCTGGGTGAAATAACATTAAATGAATGTCTTTACCCAAAGCTGAAAGAACCTCGTTAACCCCATCACAAAAACCATCAAGGTATTCCATGTCGGGATATTCTTCTTCCGCCCATATGACAATGTCATACGGATGTGTATCATATTCTTTTATCTGCTTAGTTAGACCATCAAGTCCAGTATTGATATCAAACTTAACTTTGTCTTCATGCCAAGCTTTCTTTGCATATGGGCATGGTGGTAACCCATTCAACATGGATGATGGGACTTCTAAAAACTCCCTAGACCATTGCCGTATTTCTTCAGCTATACTAACCATTCGGTAAGAATACTTCTTCAACTGTTACAATAGAACCAATGTCCGGATTGTTACCGCCAGCAGTACTACTAGGAGTTATTTTAATTGTATCGCCTACTTCAAGAACGATAAAAAATCCACTTAATTGAATAAATTCTCCGGTAGCCAAATTTTTACCACCTACAATAACAGTTGTAACCCCTGTAGAAGAATCTACCCACTGAATTAAAACATCCGATGCGTGAGAAGTGCCGTTAGATACAAATATTAAAGATACATAAGAAACAGAATTAGGGGGGCATGTATATACAGTCACCGCTGTATTATCAGTTGTAGCGTGTACACCATAGCTCTTGAAGCGACTAGGGCGTGTGACGTTTAATGCCATCTGTTAGCCACCGGACCGCAAACGCTTAGAACGCTCTGCTGGTGTCTCACCGGGCAGTGCAGTCATTGCTTGTACAGACTGAGGAAGTCTACGTTCTTGCATAGCCCTACCTGAAGAATTAGATGGATGACCAGTTACTTTAGACAATTGGTCCTGTACCATACCGCCTGCGGCATAGAAGTGCGCCCTGCCTTTTACTGATCCGCCTTTAGCCATCTTATTAGCCATTTTTCTTCGCCATCCCGCCTTTCTTCATGTAACCCATCTTGTTGCGCACTTCTTTAGGCAACTTAGACAATCCTTTATTAGCCGCAGGTACAGATTTAAGATTGTCTTGTACAGATCCGCCAGTAGCGTAGTTGTGCTGGTACATCTTATTACCTTTACCGCGAGCCATGCCACCGTCAGCCATTTTAGCTTTACCTTTGGCTTCAGCAATCTTCTTCTCAAAAAAGTCTACTGGGTCTTTAGCATCCACGGAGTTTAATTCAGCACCAGTCGGTGCGGCATCCATCTGCTCCATAATGTCAGCAGATTTGTATTTTGCGTAACGAGCTAGTATCTGTTCTAACGCACTATTCTTAGTTTTGGTATCTTCAGCCATTATCTAACCTTCTTTGTAGACATTTGCGTTGGAGCCATGGATGCACCACAGTTAGCGTAGCCGCCTTTGTTTAACTTGAGTGTGCGGCCTGCGTAGATTTTATCAGGATTTTCAATGTTGTTCTTCTTAGCCAACTCTTTAGTTTTTAATCCATGCTTCTGTGCAATTTCAGATAATGTGTCACCCTTCTTGATCTTGTACGTGCGATTTTTATCCGTTTTATTAGCTTTTGTAGCCGCATCGACACGCTTCTTGTCCTGCTCTAACTTCTTTTGCTCAGCGTCAGCCTTGTTGGCTTTTGTAGCCGCATCGACACGCTTCTTATCTGCTTGTGCCGCACGACGAGTAGAAGTCTCTTTTGCACCATCCCCGCGTCCACGGCCTTGAGCTTTTTCTTTTGCTTTACGCTCAGCATCCATCTTCTTCACGAACTCATCACGACGACCCGCTGGTACTACATCTGATCCTGCACCAGCTTCACTTGCTGTCAACAAAGCACCAACACCAGTCACACCCTTAGCAAGCTTACCTACACGTGATGCCGCACTGACTGTTGACTTCGCTTTATCTGTTGCAGTCTTAATCGCTTTTTCTGCTGTAGACTTAGGTGGACCACGACGATTCTCAGCACGAATGGGCTTTTCATTAGATGAGGTAGGACCACTGCGAGATGCTGTTAATGGTTTTGAAACGGGCTTAGTGCGCCCTTCTGAAATGACACGACGAATGATCTTCATCCCTTGTGCCCCAACCTCTTTACGATGAGACTTTACAAAATCATCCA